TTGTCTACCAGATCACAAACCACAGCGCCAAAACGGAGATGAGCGTCGGACAGAAAATAAAGTATCGGGTAGGCAAGAGTCATTTCTACGTACTCCACGAAAATAACAAAGAAACAAAGTACGAAATTGTAGGCAAGAAATAAATGACTCTTGAGAACGGAGGACGATGACCGACGACTCGGAAGTAATTCCACTCGCCTGGTAAGTCGGGTGCATTCAACAGGTCGATGCAACACCATCTGATGTAATTCAGCTGTCGAAAGGTGGTGCTTTGATGAGGCCAGGGATGCGGTTCGGGCTTTCTGCAGTGGAGAAGCGTGACGTGTGGCGCCGCTGGAAGGCGGGACAGACGCTGCATGAGATTGGGCGCGTGTTTGACAAGCCGCACAGTTGCATTCGCTCTGTGTTATTGCCTCGCGGTGGTATCCCTCCCATTGCTCGTCGGCGCTCGCGGCTGGCACTCACTCTCGCGGAGCGAGAAGACATTTCGCGAGCGATCGCTTCTGGTTCGTCGGTTCGAGAGAGCGCCCGAGTTCTGGGTCGAGCTGTCTCAACGGTGAGCCGGGAAATCATCCGTCATGGTGGGCGACCTGCTTATCGCGCTCATGATGCGGACCAGCAAACCTGGAACGCGGCGTTGCGGCCGAAACGCAGTTTGCTTGTCGTGAACCGCAGATTGCGCGACATCGTTGCGAGTAAACTGATTCTGGACTGGTCGCCCGAGCAGATTTCCGGGTGGCTAAAGACCCGTTATCCCAACGACGAGAGCATGCACGTGTCCCACGAGACCATTTACCGCAGCCTGTTCCTTCAAGCGCGCGGAGTGCTGAAAAAAGAGCTGATGGACCATCTGCGGTCGAAGCGTCGCATGCGCCGCTCACGCCATGCCAGCGAACATGGACATTCACGCGGGCAGATCGTCGATGCTATCTCCATCCGCGAACGACCTGCGGAAGCGGAAGACCGCGCGATCCCTGGTCATTGGGAAGGGGATCTGCTGGCTGGTGGAAAGAACAGCTATATCGCGACGTTAGTGGAGCGGCATTCCCGCTTTCTCATGCTGATTAAAGTGCCGAGTAAAGAAACGGAAGCCGTGGTTGCTGCCTTGAGTCGGCATGTTCGCAAACTTCCCGCTACGCTGAAACGCTCGCTGACCTGGGATCGCGGACTGGAGATGGCCAAGCACAAGAAGTTCACGGTAGCGACGGATGTGCAGGTCTACTTCTGCGATCCGCAAAGCCCTTGGCAGCGTGGCACCAACGAAAACACGAACTTGTTGCTACGGCAATACTTCCCGCGAGGCACCGACCTGTCGCCCTTCTCTCAAGCGCAGCTCGACCATGTCTCGCTGCGCTTGAATCAACGTCCAAGAAAAACTTTAGGCTTTCAAACTCTGGCGAGTAAACTTCATGCCAGTGTTGCGTCGACCGTCTGAGCCGGCACGACAAACCAGGCAAGTGGAATTGGTTTTGAGTTCACCGCGACTCGCCCGGACCAAAACTTTGGAGTTTTTCGATGTACTTGGTTGTTTCCGTGGCACATCGTGTTGTTATCTGACGAGTTCAGATTCCTGGTCTGGGGCCAGATGCTTCTTGCTTAATGCGTTCGATAACAGAAGGGTTTTCTTTAAGGGCGGCAAGGTCGAAGTTAATGTGATCGGAGAACTCTTCCCTCCTGAGCACGCCAATCGAGAGGCAGGCAGTGCAAAATTTCTTTCAACGTGAGGTCAGGTGCATGCGTGCCCGTCAGGAGCGCATCGACGAGCTGCGGAGACAGGCTCGCGCACTGAAGAATTCTCCGGACATACGATCGAGTCACGCCTGCCTCGTCTGCGAGTTGTTCGATCGTGCCCACTGCCCCTTTCACGATCCGCTCATACCAGTCACGAGCACGCACGACGGCCTTGAGCAATGAAGCGACGGGGGTTTGGCCGAGGTTTGAAGGACGAAAGGACCTAGTGACGCAAAGCTGTCCACCGCGGCGGAGAACGTCAAAATTAGTATTCAACTTAAGGGTATCGGGTCTGCACGAGGACAGGTGCTTTAGAGCGTCGGGGCTGTCAGCCATTAAGATCGTCGAGAGTTTGATTTTGTCGATCTCGATTTGTGCCGTCTTGCGTGCCAACACTACTCGCTTAACAACGTTGCCGAAAATCTCGTGTCGCTTCGACGGCGAGAGTTTCGGCCATCCTCTTGCCACGCCTCTTGCGCGGTCTATTGCCCCCTCATGGCAGGCCTTGTCCCCTACCTCGACTAAGCACTTCTCTGGTGAGCGAAGTAAAAGACAAAGCTGCGACTCAACCAGTTCTTCGATGTCGCGAGCGTGAAATCGTGCAACCGCAGGCCCATCGGCAGCATCTCGGATCGCGGCTTGCGACGTGTAATAGCGATAGGGCCGCGACTTTTTTACGGCATGGGTTGGTGTAAACCGTGTGCCGTTGGCGTCAAATAATTTGCCCGCTAGTAAGCTAGGCGTGGAGTGAGACTTCCCAGTCCGACGTGCTCGATTGTTCTTTCTTAACAGGGCGGCAACGGCGTCCCACAATTCTCGCCGTATGATCGGTCCGTGTTGTCCGGGATAGAATTGATTTTGGTGGACAATCTCGCCCTGATAGATTCGATTGTTAAGCAGGTGATAGAGCGCCCCGCGCGAAAATCTTGTGCCACCGGCCATGCGTCCGCTGCTTCTCTTTCGATGCTTACTGATGACGTTGTTCTGATCCAAGAAGTGTTTGAGTTTTTTGACGCACCCCAGACTGAGGTATTGTCGGAAGATACTGCGTACAGTTTGCGCTTCAGCTTGATTGATTATCAGCTGGTGTTCAACGCAATCGTATCCCAAGGGCACAACGCCACCCATCCACAGGCCCTTTTTCTTCGAAGCCGCTACCTTGTCGCGAATTCTTTCGCCGGTGATCTCGCGTTCAAACTGGGCAAAAGATAACAGGACGTTTAGTGTAAGTCGCCCCATTGACGTTGTCGTATTGAAAGGCTGAGTAACGGAGACAAAGCTGACCTTGCCAGTGTCTAGGATTTCTATGATTTTGGCGAAGTCTGCGAGAGAACGTGTTAGCCGGTCGACTTTATATACGACGACGTTGTCGATTTGGCCTTCTTGAATGTCGGACAGCAATCGTTTCAGTGCTGGCCGTTCCATGGTGCCGCCGGAGAAACCGCCATCATCGTAATGCTTCTTGATTTCAGACCAGCCCTCGTGTTTTTGACTCAAGATATACGCACGACATGCTTCCTGCTGGGCTTCCAGGGAGTTGAAGGACTGCTCAAGCCCCTCCTCTGAGGACTTGCGGGTGTAGATGGCACAGCGCACCTGTAGTTTAGTCATCAGGATTGCCGGGTAAGGAGTGGGCTTTCTTAAGACCGAAGAACGCAGGGCCGGACCAGCGGGTGCCGGTTATTTTTCGTGCGACTTCCGACATACTTCGGTACAGGTCGCCACGATATTCGTAACCGGTCTCAGTTACGAATATCTCGTGCATTTGCCCGCGCCACTGACGAAAGAGTCGCGTGCCCGGCTTGATTCGGACACGAGCCGCTAACTCGCTTGATGGATCTTTCTCAAGATTCCTAGCCATGCGTTTAAGTTCTGCGCGTGTTGCGAGCTTCAGACCGCCATAACAAATCTCTTGAATTCGGTAAGCAAGACACGGGGCCATGAGTTCCCCTCGAATTCCGGGCGGCGCTGGTTTCTCGTAATTCTTCCGCCACAATTCAAGCAATTCCTGCCGCGAGAGGCTAGATAGTTGGGCAATCTGACCTGAGACATCGGCTCCTATCCGGGCCTCCCAATCTCACATTCACGCTTGCGGGGCCCAAACAGTCAAGCGAAACTACGGTTCCTCCGTAGAACAAAAGCCAGAAATACCAGCGGGCCATGACGGGAACGAGAACGCAATACTTGCCGCGCGGCTAAATGCAACAAATAAAGTAAATTAAATAGTCAGCAAGATGCTTCCAGTCGGTATGGGGATATCAGCGAATGAAGGCCAATCATACGTTTTGAAAGTTCAGTGACTCTCACGGCGGAAGATAAAATCAGAGCTTCTCCCAGGCAAGGATCGATCTATTGTTTTTCAAGTGGATCAGCGCCTGTGTCCTCGAATCGACCTGATCGTCATACTTAGTGCCAGGGAAGGCCGTTAACTCGCGCACGTATTCCTCAAGCCAGGGCGCACTGCGTGGCAGTAATACTCGGCCGCTCTCGAATTCCGCCGTCTGGGAGTAAAGACGCAGAGTCTTGTCGGCGCCAGGTGCCGGCGTAAACGGCTTGATGCCGTGCTGTCCATCCACCTTCAGGTCCTGAATCAACTGAGTTCCTGAGGCTTTGTCTTCGATCACAATTGCATCGGCACGCCGGTGGCTAGCCTGCTCTCGAACCGCTCGTCTGAGGTCGGGGTAGTCAAAACGTCTTCTGTAAACGTCTAGTAGATAATACCGATGCAGGACAACTCCCCAGGTGGTACAGACACTGAAGTCGTTTAGCTCGCCGCTTTTGTTGGCCGTATCCCAACTCTGCAGTATGCAAGTAAATCTAGA